CGTCAAATTCCAGCCGCGCCGAAATTCCGGCAGTAGCCGTCACGATGATCTTGAAGATCCGCATACGTCTGGTATAGGGCAGTGCAGATTGGTCCACCACAATCGTATCAGTGAACTCGCCTGTATTGTCCCAAACTCCGGACCAAGTGGCGACGAACGACTTACCTGTGGTGTATAGTGCAGTTACTGGAGTTGGTGCGGCCATTGGATTCTATCCTTGTTGGGCGTGACCTACAGGCCGAGGGATATGGCGCACCCCCCGACCTGTACGAGTTACTTTTTCTTCGCTTTGGCCTTTGGTCGAGATTTGCGATTAAAGGCATGTTGCGCTGTCCGAAATGCACTGCGGAACTCGTTCTCCGTGCAGTCCACCCCAGATGATATAACGGCTTCCAGTGCATCGGGACGCTCCAGACCCTTTGCCACTGCTGTCTCGACTGCCTTGGAAAGGTTCACGAAGCCGCCGTAGTCGGAAACTCACGAGCCTTCTGGTCGATTGCGTCAGCTTCAAAGTTGCGGGTACACATGCAGGACCCCGGATCAAGCATGGAGGCAAGGGTGCCATAGCCCATGTCATTGTCCGCAATCATGCCAGTAGCCGCAGCCGAGAACACAATGGCTTCACCGTCTGTACTGGTGTTGCCCTTGACCAAGCAGTCCAGATGCGCCACACCCGAGTTAATCGCGGCAACATCCCATTGGTTTGTGTTGTTCTGACCAAGGAATACATTGCCGATAATCTGGATAAAGTGTGCCGCCGCTGCCTCGATCTCAATAGCCGCGTCGGGACCATTCGCCGTGATATAGAAGCGGTTGTCACGAATCGTGGTGTGTAGCCCCGCTGCCGGGATTGTGATCGTCTCCAAGTCATACGAGCCACACTCGAAAGTGCAGTTCTGAATGGTCGCCCCTGCGGCCCCGCAGTCGATACGACTGGTGGTAGTCGCGGTCGATGCCGGGAAGTGCAGTTCTTCGATGGTGACGTTCGCCCCAGTGATGTTGATCGCGTCTGCCGAGGAACCCAGACTCGACGTAATACTGGACGGCTTGATCGGTGATCCTGATGCCACTATCCCCGTAAGGGTGATGTCATCAAGGTCACACGCAATAGCCGCAGTAATAGTCACATTACCAGGAAGAATGCAGATCGTATCACCACGACCGGACTTGGCCTTGGCAAATGCTCCTGCCGTGCCGTCAATCGTCGAGAAAGGACGTTCCGGAGTCAGACCATCATTGCCCGTATCAGAGGCGTTGAGACCCTCTCCAGTACGACCCTTGGCAGCAAGGGTACCGCCGCCAACGAAATATACCCGGCCTCCGGGTTTGTCCAGATTGACCCAGAGGCCACTGGTTCCATTAAATGAAAGATTTGCCACGTTTGTTCTCCGTTCCTAAATGCCGCATCCGTGCGAAATTGAGCCAGCAACCTCCTGCGCTGGCGGAACGGGCGGGGAGGGCCGATTTGCCCTCCCCTAACCCTATGCTACGCCTGACCAGAGCAGAAAACACCCTTAGGATCGGTCCAGCCCGAAGACTGAGCGAACATCAGAGTGACCTTGTAATCCTTCGTATCGAAGTCATACTCGTAATCCGTCCAAGGCTCTTCCCGAGTATACAGGGTCATACCATGATCCTGCTTGTCGGAAAGGAGGAACCAACGGTCGGTGTCGGTCAGGTAGTTCCACACGAGAGGCTGGACGATACCCTTAACCGGGTTGACCGCATTTGTGTTGTCGTCCGGCGACTGGCTGGAAGCCAGCAGACGGTCGGCATTGAAACGCTCCTCCTTGGGCACCAGCACGTACTGCGGCTGAATCTGAAGCCGCTTGCCGCCGCCGTCACGGAAGTCGCTGAAGTCGATCAGAGCCTGCTCCAGAGAGGTCTGGCTCAGATCAGCAGGCGAGGACAACTCGTTAGAGTAAGTCTCGCCGTTCTCCCGAACATGGGCAGCAGACGACAGTTCTACGCCGTCAGCGCCAGCGTAGGAGGAACTTGCAGCACGGTTGAAGTGATTGGCCAGAATCGTTTCCTCGGCGGCGTCAGCCGACAGGGAAAGCTCCGTGGACAAATCCTCCATGAGACCATACAACTCATCCCGATACATACGACGAGTGACCCGGAAGCCATTCGCGTAGTCGAGATGGGTGAAGGTCTCAAGGAAGCCTTCGTTGTTCGACAGGTAGGAAATCTGCTCACCTTCAGCAACCTGCTGCATGATTCCTACGCCGCCAGCCGTCAGAGAGTGTTCACGATACTGGCTCGACTCTTTGACGTTGAAAACGGTACGGCCTACGCCGGGACGTTGACGCCATTTATGGAAAATGACGGTATCAATCCCACGCAACGTGGTCGCGTTCGACCAATTCGCAGTCTGTTCAATTCCTGCCATGACTCAGACTCCCGCCGCGATGTTGAGAAGACCCTCGCCCGTATTGGCAGCACAGACCAAATCGGCATTTGCGCCGAATGCGTTGTCAATACGAGGAACGAGGCCAAGAATTACGAAGGTGTTATTGGCGGTACTGACATCGCTCAGGCCGATTTCATGGCCGGAAAGCAGTGTCGTAGTACTGCCTGCACCTGCGACGTGATTCGCCAGGTTGCCAATATGAGTCTGGGCCGAAGTAGCCCCATTGTCATCTTGTGCTTCAAACAACTGATCCGGATGATCCGCAACAAGGACCGGATTGGCGGACTGCGCGCCAGCGGCGGCGGCAGCGTGATACGCCAAACTGGAACCGAGGTACGATAGGCTTCCCGCATCGGCAACATCAACCAACCCGTCATTTTCCATGTCAACGAGGTCGTTAATGAAAATCGCTGCGTTCCCATCCATGCCATACGGACGGCACCGCAATAGGGCCGAATAAGGTACGAACCCATGCGGGCGATCTGCATTAGCCATGTGGATCTCCCCTCATAGCAATTTAACGGGGCCGAATTGCCCGCGTTGGGTTCAGCACTTTGGTACTGACCCTTACTCAGCGGCGTTCGGAGATGGACGTTCCACCCCCGTCGCCGCCTTCACGTTGGCGTCGTCCAGCCAAGGCTTTCGATACCTGCTCTGCCTTGGAATGATCCAGACCACGCTCTTTTCTCAGGTAGTCGTACGACTTCTGTTGGTACGCGTCCCTTGTGTTCTCCTGCTCCTCGGCTCTCGCTGCAAGCTGATCGCTGATTCGCTGGTCTTTCTGCTTCTGACGACGTTCAGCCAGTTCGTGAGGGATCGTGACGTGAGTCATTTCATTGGTCCGCAAAGACCCGTCTTCGCTGGATGGCTGGTTGGCACCGTCACCACTCGTGACAATGGCTCCCTGCCCCTTGAAATGTTCGATGCGATCCTGTCGGACCCATCGCCCCACTCCGCCGTCACCTTCGATCTTGCTCTTAATCGCATCTGGTACCGCGAGGTAGTCATGGCGATCAAGGTCTTCAACACGAGTGATCCCCGCAGTAGCGAACAACTCGTCGTCGTCTTCGGAAGGAGCCGTAGGATTCAAGTCCGCCAGATTCATCACCTGACGGTCATACAGATCAACAATCGTGGAACGGTGCTTGCGGGTAATGTGCGCCCTCAAGCTCTGCTCCTTGTTGTGTAACCACGGTTTCCACCCACAAATTCCACATTCTGCATCATGTTTTTCCAACGACTCAGCAAGTGCCCAATCCACGGCTTTGCGGAACTTCGGCACAGACTTGTCTTCCTTACCTGCAAACTCCTCTGCCTTATCCTTGGCTCGTTCGAGAAGTCCTTTTTCTTCAGCCATTTGCAGCCCCCGAGAAGTGAGAGTGCGAAGTGTTCGCAGCCGCCTTCACGTCGTCTTCTGACATGGCTCGGACTGAAGCGAAAGGCGACTTGCTCGGGTCGAGCGACTCACTCTTTACCGGACGGCTAGGAGACCCGTTCCCACCAGACGACAAGGGGTTTACAGGTGCCTTAGGCTTTGCTCCGGGCTTAATCTTCTTGCCCTTAATCAGATCGTATACCACGCCTTTCAGGATCATCTCAGCACCCTGCGGAGTTGAAGCCGCTTGTGCCATCTGAGGATCGTCCAGACGAGCAGTGTATTCAGCCTCGACAATGCGCTGTTCAGACGCAGTAGAGATCACACCTTCAGTCACGAGGGCTTTCACCTCGTTGGTGATCGCTACGCCGGACTGGACCTGATTTCGTACGTTGCCCGCTTCCTGCGCGGCTACGTTTCGCACATCCTGCATCGTGACTCGCTCACCAGAGCCGAGCCGCTTCTTGAGGTGCTTTTCAATCGTTTCAAACGTCTTCTGGCCTACTTCGTCGTCGGTGTAATACCCTCGGATTTCAGTGGTCAGTTCATCTAGCACGGCAGCTTCGGAAGCCGTCTGGGTCTGCTGGTTCTGCTGTTGACGGGTCCAATCCTGCCACTGCTGATCCCGCTGCTGAATGAGTCGCCGGACGTTCGCCTGCTGAGATGCGGATAAGGCTCCGCTATCAGAAGGTTCACGATCCGGCGTATCTACAGAGGCTTCCTCTGTAGACGCATCCACGGCCTGCGGATCATCTGGTTCTGCTGCACTGGCATCGACAGGCTCCGCCGATTCAGTGTTGGCGACTTCGGTCATCAGTAGCTTTCTGGGTTAGTACTGATTGCAGGCCCGCTTACCAGACGGCGACTTGCCACCTTTAGCTTTGGCCTTGGGGGTGCCTTTCGGCTTGGCGTTGGACGCCTTTGACGGGGTTTTGACATCGCCCTTCATGTTGCATTCTCCGCGTTAGACTTGACCGCCTGAAAGGCGTCGAGCCAGTCTGCGTTACTGAAGCTGCCGCGCTTTACGACAACCGGGGGTGATACATCCATATTCACGATCAGCCACTTGCTCCCCTTGAGGACATTTCGGGCAATCGCATCTTGCACATTCCTCGGCACTTCGTTTACAGCGTCACTCACGGCCCGTCTCCATCAGTTCGCTTGTCGGCGTGAAAATCCGACAACGCATCCTCCCGGTAATTCCCCAATCTCAACTGCACTCTCTTAATGCCTTCCAGTATGCCAGCTTGGAAGTTGATCTTCTCCGTATCCGTTCCCCTTGCGTCTCCAGTGAGAACGATGGTTTCCTTCCTCATCATCTCGTCAAGAGCCTGACCTACGTCAGCAAAGGCCGGATTCGTTACGAGATCCCTTCTACTGCGAACATCTACCCACCCTACTCCGTTCATGGCCCTACGACTCCTCTGGTCACGGCGTCTTCATTGAGAACAATCGTTCCAATGTCGGTTTGTCGGTTAAAATGAACAGCGTCATAACCGTCTGCCATAGCCTTCTTTGCTACCCTTGAGGCCCACTCAAGCATATTCTCTCCCTTTTCCCACCTCGGGAACCCTTTTGTCCCTTCTCGGAGAATGCGAGAGCCTTTCTTGAAGACTACCTCCTCAACAGAGTCGCCATACAACTTCGCACCTTCAATGCTGTCGGTGACAAAAAGTTTGCTGTCCCAAAAGTCATCGCCGGTTTTTATCCGTTTACCATAATTTGGATGAGATCGCGGGAGGCTCCTTGTTCCGCGAAAGTATTTCAACAATCCTGAAACGCCCCCCGGACTCTTAATACCGCCTCCCACATCAAATGGCATTTCGTCCCCACGGAATAGCCTGTCTAAATACGGGAGGTCTTCCGGGGACATCATCTGAGCCGAGTAGGACGACGGGTCTGGTGCAGGACCGGGAGTAGGCATCCGAGAGGGACCCCTGTCAACTCCAGTTGACATAGATGCCGCAAGCATCCGCATCATCTGAGGATCTATGTTCGGCATCATCGTCATGCTGGGGCACCCGGCTGTGGCCCGCCTGCCCTGCCGTTACCGTTCGGCGCGACCGGAGACATGTTTACATCGCCCATTCCACCAGACTGCTCTACGCCTTGTAGTGAGGCGACGTTCTTCGCGTTGGGCTGCTGGCCGGGTTGTCCTTGCTGGCCCTGCTGCCCTTGTGGTCCGTTCTGAGCCGCCATTGCCGCTTGCTGTTCGGCCATTTGCTGCTTGCGCTGTATTGCCGTCTGAGTGGCTTGAATGTGGCTCATGTGACCTTGGACGTTCGGCCTACCCAAGGCACGATACTGAGGCGAGTTGATGTGTTCCATGTGGAACCTCAAATGCTCGGCGTCGTTGTCGTTGGGATGCACAGGTGCGGCTGCACCAACCCCATACAACGACTGGTCCATCTCGCCGTTCTCTTCGTCTGCGTCCTTCTGTGGAGCAACTCCAGTGGCGCTCTTGGGGCCAATGAACCTGTGGGTGTCCGGCATCCCACCAGATTCGATAATGAAGTTCTCCGCCTCCCAACGTCTTCCCATGTCCTGATTCATAAAGGGGCTGACTTGCATCAATCCCTGTAGGATCTGGGCCTGCTGCTGCTTGAGCATTGACGAATACATGCCATGGTTCGCACCGAGGCTGAAGTCATACTCACCCCGGAACCACAACTCGTCTCTTGAGAGCCTCTGAGTAAGCGGACCTTCCTTCCCCTGAAGGCGCATGATCCTTTCGTCAGGACCAAACTGCACCTCGGCCTCATAGACCAAGTGACACAGATTGGAAAACTCAGTAGCGTCCCCGGAGATGACCTCGGAGGTACGGGCCAGTGCCTCCTGTTGTGTCCCAACGAATCCCGTCGCATGACGGGCCGCAGCCCCACGGGTCGGGGACACGCCCAAAAAGAGGTCAGTGACCCCGAGGACGCGCTCCACTAGGGAATACAAGAGTTGCTCTTCCTGATAGTAGAAAGAGGTCACACTCTGTAGCTGGGGGAACTGCACGTCTCTTACGTCATCGACAGGAATGCCCTTGCCGGGACGGAGGACGATGCGTTCTGGCTGGATGGTTGAAGTAGCGCGGTAGAAGAAGAAGGGCATGTTCGTAGCGAATCCAACGTCAATCCGCATGTTGTGAATCGTGTCTAGCTCTGCTGAGAGGTGCTGGACGATCTCACATATGCCCATCGAATCTCTACGAGTGCCTACCGTCTGGAAGTTCAACTCAACCAGAGGTCTCTTGTTCTTCCACTGAGTGTCGGAAAGAGGGAAGGCACCGATAATCTTGGACGGCTCGGTCATGTAGAAGAAGACGCACTCAGCTTCCTCTTTCTCACCTAGCTCGTTCTCAATCTCCCAAGGCATACACCAAGTGATGATCTCAAACTCGGGGTTCTGCCTTGCGGAGGGATGTCGCTTGCGGTTGGTCTGACTGCGGTTCTTGCCTGTTACCTGATCTTCAAGCCGGACGCGCTCCTGATTCTCCGACCCAGACGAGCCAGAACCAGAACGATCCTGAGAGGGAGCCTTGTCAACCCAACTCTCACGATCCCTTAGCTCCTCATCGTCCTCTATATAAGGGTAGGAGAGCTTGCGCTTCTTCCAGATGAGGCTAAGAGGCTCCCACTGCCGGATGCCGACGTAATCAGCCCCGAGGGGGTTGGACGAAGTGACAGGCTGAAGGTTAATCCCGTCCAGAGGGTCTATCACGTCATCCCAAGCTACCGGAATGAGCAATGGCCCGTTCATCCTCGTAGCCTTCTTGAGGACAGGAGCCTGTTCCTCTTCTATGGCGTCTCCGTTCTCGTCCTCAAGGATGGCGTCGGTCTCATCCCGCTTGTACTCTGTCTCGCCTTTGACTCGGTAGGTGTATTCGTCCTTTACCCAAGGAACGATCCCCACGCCTCTACCGTGAATGCACCGGGTCTTGGAAATACGGCTCCAAGCTGCCCTTGCGTTCATGCGCTTTGGCTCAAAATGCCATTGGACGAGGCCAGCGGCGTTCCGAGCCACTTCATCGTCCGCGTCTTCTTGGGGTTTGCCTACTACGAGGGGGGTTTGATCGAAAATGCCAGCTACGAGCCGGGTATTGTATGCGTCACAGAGCCAGTAGGGCATTTGGACGTGAAGATTTGAGGAATTGGGCCATGGACCCTGCCGATTTGCGTCCAGTGTGCCTCTGAACATCAAATCATAGTCGAGATGTCGCTTATTCCACGACTCTCGGGCCTGTATCCCCTCACGGATGAGCGTTTTGATCGTCTCAGCGATCTCCTCACGCTCTTCGTCGTCCAATTTCAGCGGTACAGGGTCGGGAAAGCGAGGAGCCTCGCCGTCTGTGCCACTAAGCGCACTGGTCACAAACTCAGTCATTTCCTCTTCCCTTGAAACATGGGCCAAGAGTCCTTCTCATAACGTGCCTGTGGGACCTCGGAAAGAGATTGGATCTGCTGTCCCCGGCCAAAGCCGAACTCGTCATTAGGATCTAGCATAATCAGAACCTGATGAGGCTCATTGCCCGTTCGTTTCCCGCCAGTATGGGTCAGGGCGTCATAACCTTGTTGCCGTATCTTGTAAGAGATATTGTGAAAGATGTCGTCGGCGGTCTCCATGGTAGTATCGAAGTCGGACAAATCTTCACGGATAGCATCAAAGAAATCGGCAGTTGGAGTGTTCTTGTCCCTCAACTTCGCCTCCAACATGCCCCCCGGCTCAATCTCCACGTACCCGAATTGGTCAGGCTCACCAGTCAGCCTATCTCGTGGGATTAACAGGTCTTCAAATATCCCACGAATCTCAGGAGATGGCGGCTCGTCAAGGTCAAGAACCATCTCAGGAGTAGCCTTCGCCTCATATACGGCTCCCTTACTTCGGTGGTCCTGAAGTCCCTTGGGACCCGTCTTCCCAGACCGGGCCTTAGAATACCCCTTCGGAACCTTGTAGGAATCGTCCGTAAGGTAGAATCCTGGCCCATACAGATTTTTTGCGGATTTCGTCTCGAAAGGAGAGATCACTTCTGGAGTAAGCCCCTGAGTCCCCGTCCCATGGAACCATTTCTTCGCCGCTATGAGCCTAGGGTCTGTCCTAGGTAGGCTTTTGCCCAACGCCCTCATAAGGTTCATAGCCTGTTTGACATCGGCTGGGTCGGGAGCTTCTGCAAGGGGAAAGAGGTCTGGTCTGACATTCTTCGCCTCGTCAAAGCGAGACCAGTCATCCATCAGCCATTCGTTAGCGTCCCACAGTTCAGCGGGAGGAGGAGGGTTTGGAACCGCTCCATATCTCCCTGCTTCTGCCGTACTAGAGAACGGCAGTTCTGAACGACCCGTATCCGCTCCGGTTGACATGGCAGTGGCCACCATCCGGAGAAGCTGCGGATCTATGTTGGGCATCATGGTCATAGAAATTCCACGATATATAGAGGTTCACACCGGCTAACCTACGATATATCGTGGAGTTATGCAAGAAAGTTGTCGCTGACAACTATATAGTCACTCTACCCGAGCCAGAATGTCCTTCTCTCTGACTACGAGGTAGGTTGAGCCGCCAGATTCAACCTCTGTCCCGGCGTACTTATTGATAAGCACGGTATCACCCACAGATACGTCCATGGGATCGTGCTGTCCCGGCTTACCTTCGGTCTGTGCCCCCGGCCCAACGGCAACGACCTCGGCAGCATCGCCGGTCTCCTGTGCGTTATCGGGGATGATAATGCCCCCTGCTGTTAGCTCCGTCTCCGTACTCAGCCTCCGGAGAAGAACCCTATCTGCGGTAGGATTCAGTTCGCCAATTTGCGTAGCCATGCCTTGCCTTTCTGTAGAAGAGTCAACTCCACCTCGTCTAGGAGGTTGTTCCGTATGAGGTAGTCCACTACCTGTTCCCATACGCCTGCGTGTACCAATGCTGCTCTTGCTGATTCTGCCTTTTCCTTCGACCACTCTTCTGCTTGGTCTCCCACAATCTGTTGTGGTAAGGAGTAAAGCAAGAGAGTCAGTCTCCAGTTCCTTGCGAACTCTGGATCTGCCTTCCAGTCAGTGTCGTTCTTGGCCTGCCACTCTTTGAGCGTCTTCTCAGACCCCGACCAGTCGATTGAGTTGTATAGATCAGCAAGCGTCATCAATACCCCGTGATGTTGTTGCCAGAGCCTTTGATGAGATGCTCGTCGGGGTCGTGGGCTACGCGGACGGAAGATGACCCCAAGCCCTTGACTGCATTCCATAGAGCCAGAGACCCAGCAAGATTGCCAGTACGCACAGACTGGAGAGTGCGAAGCATAGGCATATCATCCAGAAAAAGAAGTTTGGGAATCGAGTCCCCATCCTTCCCTCGCATGGGATACTGCGTCTTAGGGTCAATGGCTTCTGACTGAAGCAGATCGTTCAGTTCAGCCGTGAGAGTTTCCGTAGCAGGAATATCTCTCAAGCTCACGCCGGGAACAAGATCAAAGTCAGCGAAGGTCGGCCAGCGTTCTCTGGCGACTTGCTCTATGTGAGGTTCGGGATAGAACGTCAGCCCATCCTTACGGCGTAGGCTTTCTGCGAGGGACCCCGGTTGAGTCGGAGCGAAGATGTGCGAGACTCTATACTTGTCTTTCAGTTCTGCTGCTTGGCGGAACACGTCAGCGGTTACTGTGGTGTCTATGACTTCATCCAAGACAACGAAGACCGACTCACTGCGATCCTCAAACTCGAAACACCTCTCGCCTACGATGCAGACGAACATCGGCTCAAAGCACATGCCCATAACAATACGTCTGAAGGGCAGTTCCAACTTCCTGCTCTTGGGAAGAGGAATGCCGTGCATCTCTTGAGCCATCTCGTCCGCAGGAGAGACTTGGTTCGTCAGCCACATTACGGACACGCCTTTGGACGTGGGGTAGGTGGCGAGTAGTTCGTTCACGACAATCGCTCTACTGAAATGAAATAGGGCCGGATCTCTCCAAACGGATTTACCACATACAGAGTCTCTATTGTGAAGCCTCGCCCCTTACCGAAATTGGAAATCTCATGTCCCATTCCTATGATTTTCCCACCGGGCTTTAACCGAGAGACGATAACATCTTTCATCTTGGTATACTTGCCCACTCTCCTGCCCTCGTAAAACTCTTTAGCCTTGCGCTCATTAAAGGGAGGATCATAGACAATGACATCCCATAGACGCTCGTCATCTTGGAGGAAGTCAAAGGCGTCTCCATGGAAGTCTGGGGAAAACTCATCTGAGAGGTCAACTCGAAACTCATTGCAACGGAGTCTATTCTTCCCCGCAAAGAGATTCAAAACACAAGAAGCATTTGTGGTCTCTTGCTCTACTGCCAACTTAACCTTGGCCGCATCAAAGGTATACTTGAACAGCCCGTCTTCTATATACCGCAACTCAGGTTCGTTCACGAGGCGAATCCGTCCAAGACAAAGGGACTACGCACATGCTTGGTAGACGACCATGCAGGGTAGGTGCCTTGTCCGTGTTCCATCTGACCTCCCATCGTGCCCATTGCTAAAGAGACTGTGAAGTCAATCGGTTTGGTCTGAACCAGTTTGATAATCCGCCAGCCTCTCTCAGTCTGCTTCGCAGAAGCCCAACTCAAGTGCGCTCTTACTTCATCGTCGGGTATGAGGTCGAGACGGTCTTCATTCAGCATCGCATGGAGAGTGTTGCCAGCCTTGGTCATCTCAGTCTGCTGGTTTACCTCAACGAGCTTATACCCATGGCCCATGACCTTTAGCTGTTGAGCCAAGGTGATTGCCTGATAAGGGTCATACCAAAGACCGGCGACTCTGTGGTTGGTGAAGAGATGGACTAGAAGGGGTAGGACTTGAGTCACCAGATTCACCGGAGGTTTCCATATCCTGTGACCCCAATGGACGTAGTTCTCAAACTCATCGTCAGGTGTGATGGCTGTTAAAGCACAAGTGTCCCTCTTGGTCGCTACGTCCAGACCGAGAAAGAGAACGGGGTCAAGTCGTTCGTTCAATGGGTTCCACTGCGCCGGGTATTGTTGTGATGGGCATTTCTGGCAGAGGGACTTTTGCGGTCACCCACACAACGTGTCGCAAGTAATCGGGTTTATCGTCAGGGGCACGGTCCATGCAATCAAGCGAGGCCGAAACCCTGTTCCTTTCGTCTTCACCCTTGAAGGCACACGCAACCCACTCACCTCTTTCGTCCACACAAACGGCGATACGAACATCTACTGTCTTCATGTCTCACCTTCCATCGTCTGTTGGATGTAGTCCCCATAGGCCCGACCCTTACCCAAGACCTCCATCACAGACCGGGGGTCTATCCGCTCAAGGTGCAAGTCATGCCTGCCAGTCAAGCCCTTACCTATAGAGACGTTGTGACAAAGCACCTGATGATCTGTCTGGGTACCTGAATACCACTTGCCCATGATCCAGACCTTCCACCACAAGGTCCCCCGAAGGACTCTGGAGCCGTTGTGGGGTGATACGTCAAAAGACTCCAAGCGAAAGACCTGAGTGGGGATCATATCCAGCCCCTCGGCTTGGCCGGTAAGCTGATACACCGCACCTAGCTCTAGCTGGCCCTCGGAGGTGGGGGTGACCCTATCCATCAACGATCTTCTCAGCTAAAGAGAGTAATGGTCTGCTGGGGCAGTAGGACTGGTGGACGTAATGCCTCTTCCACATATCATCCACGTAGGCAAAGTTCACCACGATTTGCCCCTTCAGCTTGCGGGGCCTGTGGACGTAGCCGCGCCTCCTCTGGCCTTGAGCATGGCATCGGCAATGGCATAGGCATGTTCAGCTATGGTCTGCGGCATTGAATCCGACTCGGCCACGTCGTCAGAAGCATCCAGACCCAAAGCCGCCATGGCGAACCGATCCCTTAACTCCTCTGTCGGAGGCGTTTCTCGCACAGGCATCCCGCAAACCGTGCATTTGTCACGATCTGGACAGTTCATCGACAAGCATCCCCGACACTGCCACGCGCCTTGAATGTCGTTATGGGCACGGATCCAAGTTTCAGCCATCATTCCTCCGGAACTGGGGGTAAGTCCTTCAGAGCAGGATACTGCCTACGAGCCTGAACGTGCTTCGCATCGTCGTCAAGGACCAGATTCGCTACCTGATCCTCCAACACATCTAAACGCTTTAACACACGGTCGAACTTGGACACCTCGGGATTGCCCACCTCGCGCTCCATCAACCCACGAACCCAAACTCCTACCTGTATCTCCTGAGACTCACAAGTCTGTCGGACAGCGGCGGACAACTCGTCAGACATCCGTATTGAAATCCTATTCATGGGACCCAATATATAGCTGTCTGACGGTGTCTGTCAAGGTGTCTGACAAGTCCTACTGATGCTGCTTATTGAGGAGGCTCCTTACCGTCGTGACGATACTTTACCCCACCCCTCCGAAAACCCCTGCCAGAGTCGTTTACCTGTGTCCGCCTACGACGCAACCAACGTAACCTCAACCTGTCTACCTCGTCCTCAGGGACCTCATACTGACCATCCACCATACGGCCTATCCTACCTGCACCCGCCTCTCCCCTTAACCAGTGTAAGTCTATGCCAGACCTATTACTTACCTCGCGGAGACTCAGGGTAGGAGTTCGGGGATTAGGGTCCCCACATTTGAGCCTGCCTAAGAAGCCCCCCACCCCAAAGGGGGGCGAGACCCCCCGAGGTCCGAGGTCCTCAGGCGGAGGACTCCCCTCAACCTCTTCCTCGGTCCTCACCTCAAGTCCTCCTCAGGTCCTCAGACCGAGGACTTGCCACGTCCTCAGAGCCTCGGTCCTCAGGCGGGAGCAAGGTCGAGGACGGGAGGTCGAGGTCAACCCTCCCCTCGGCTCTCGGTCTCAACCTACCCGGGCTCTTGTTCTTGTCTCTTTGCTTGTGTTGGCTCAACTCTCCGGCTCCCGGACCCGGCTCAGGCCGGACCCCTCCCTTTGAACATAATAGCACCACTGCACACTTGTCTACTTGTCTTTGTGGTATCACTTTGTCCCTCCCTTTCTGGCTCAACCCAAAAGAGATAAAAACCCCCATAAACGGATAAGTTTCGAACCTCAGAAACCGTTGTAACTTCAATAAAAACAATACCTGCACATTTGTGCCGAAAACGGCGATCGGCACTCTCCCCGAGTCAATACCCGTCCGGACCTCGGTACGCGTCACAAGCCGTTATAGAGCTTTCTAGCGCTATGCCCTTTTGTGCAGGTGTTTTGGACTTAGTATCACGCTTTTCTGGCTCGGTTGCGGCTCCCGTCCCGCCATCTCAACCCGTCCCGCGTCCCTATCCGGCTCGGTTGCTCTAGTCTCCCGCTTTTGGCTCTGGCTCGGCTCTCAACCCCTCCGTCCGGCTCTATAATGACTAGGCGCACACGCAAACCGCTTGACACGTCTTCAGAGCTTTCCTACATTCACCTATACCGGGACTCAACCCGGCACACACTACCCTCTGAGGGAGGTTAGCAACATGTGCAATCACAAGCCAGTCCTGCCTGTAAAGTCCGAGATTGTCAGGGAAGCCGCCAAGCGGCTCAACCTGCCCGTTGTCGAGATTGAGGCGGTTACACCTACCCGCTACCTGAGGACGGATACATTTTATCGGCTCGGACGCGAGGTTCGCGTTCACTTGTGCGCGGCTCGCGGAGTCACTTACGCCGTCCACTCGGACGGCTATTTCTCACTGTCAAACCTCGCCGCTCGTAAATATGCCCCCCTGCGAGGTGCTCGGAGAATGCCAAAGCGTGGCCTTTGTCCCGCTTGTGGCAAAAAAGGCTTGTCCAGCTGGAAAGCTATGACCGCGTACAATCGGCCATACTTGACTCGCGATTGTCAGTACTGCGGACACAACGAAACGAGGGAGGTAACACCATGATTAGCGGTGAGGTCCTTATTATTTGGTTACTCGGTCTTATCACGGGCGCGGTTGTTGGCGCTATCATAGCTCACGAGGTAGCCGCCAAGCGGCGGGACTCGACGACGGTCGAGGTGCACGAGCAAACACACAAGGCGGTACTGGCTCGCCAAATAGCGGACAGGTACACCACGAGCGCGGTCCGCGCCTGTGAGGACCTCACAGGCCGTCCGGTCCTGTCTTTTGACCTGTCCCGCCTCAACCGCGTACGGGCCTCGATCGGCCTGTCTCCACTCACCTCTGAGGGAGGTACACAGTGACACTCAACCCGTCTCAACTTCTTACTCTGTTGTCTTCGGCTTTTTTGGCTCGGCTCCCTGTCCTCATCACGGGCGCGCCGGGTATCGGGAAGTCGGACGTAGTCGATCAGGCTCGGATAGCCGCCAACGCGGACCTCATCTTATCTCATCCGGCGGTTGAGGACCCCACGGACGCCAAAGGGTTTCCATGGCCGAAAGATGGGAAGGATGAGGCTACTTTCCTCCCCTTTGGTGCGCTTGCTAAAGCTCTCAAAGCTACCCGGCTAACCGTCTGGTTTGTGGATGACCTCGGTCAAGCGTCTCCCGCCGTGCAAGCCGCTTATATGCAGTTGTTCCTGGCTCGGAGAGTCAACGGGCATATCCTCCCCGATTGCGTCGTATTTGTCGCGGCTACAAACCGCCGTACAGATAGGGCGGGAGTCTCGGGCATTTTGGAGCCGGTAAAGTCTCGGTTTGCTACTATCGTCGAGCTTGAGCCGGATGTTGACCAGTGGTGCCAATGGGCGCTATCTAACGGCGTCTCTCCCATGACCGTGGCTTTTATCCGCTTCCGTCCCGAACTATTGTCCGCCTTTGAGCCGTCCGCCGATCTCGTTAACTCTCCCTCTCCCCGTACCGTTGTCCACGCAGACCGTATCCTTTCCCTCGGTCTCCCTGAGGACGTACAGGCCGCCGCTCTCGCGGGTGCGGCGGGAGAGGGGTGGGCGGCGGAGCGGCTCGGGTTTGAGCGGCTCTACAAGTCTCTCCCGTCCCGAGACGCCATCCTACTCGACCCGGCGGCGGCGGCTATACCCTCGGACCCGTCCGCTTTATATGCGGTTGCCACTATGCTCGGAGCCGCCGCAAACCCTCAAAATATCGGACGGATTGCTACTTACTGCGGGAGGTTACTCGACGCGGCTCATGGAGAATTCGCCGTCCTCACTATCCGAGACGCCATCCGCCGAGACCCGTCAATTTGTCAGACTCCCGACTTTGTTAATCTCGTTTCAACTCCCCTCGGTTCTCTTATCTCTGGAGACTTTTCCTAATGACTAGCTCAAGCTCGATTCACTCCCGCGCCATGCTCGTAAAGCTCAGCATCTCGACGTGGACGGCTCGCCGTTTCGACAAGATGATAACCGCCGAGGTCAACGCCAGTCATGGCGCGGACTCGGACGCGGGACGGTACAACAAACAAGTGCTAGCCGGGGAGAGTTTCAAGGCGGTCGGGAAAATCGCCTCGGAGACTCGGACTCTCCACTACGCCAATACGTTGGCGTGGACGGATGAGGGGTGGCGGTTGCTTCCAACGTCCAATTGGACCGCGTACACTGACTTGACACGCAACCTCCGGACCCGGTTCAACTCCGCTCTCGACGCCTTTGTGGCGGACTATCCGGCTCTTAAAGATATGGCGCGGACCCGGCTCAACGGTATGTATAAAGAGACGGACTATCCGGCTCCCCATGAAATGGCGAATAAGTTTGCTTTTTCGGTTGACTTCGCGCCCGTCCCAGCGTCCGGAGACTTCCGCGTTGACCTCCCTCAAGCTCAACTCGACGTAGTTGAGGCGTCCGTGCAGGACCGGGTACAAGTAGCAACCGCCGAGGCTATGCGGGACGTGTGGGACCGTCTATACGAAACGGTCAAACATATGCGGGACCGTCTCTCGGACCCCAAGGCTATTTTTCGGGACTCGTTAATCGGCAACGCCAGAGAGTTGACCGAGCTTTTGACTCGGCTCAACGTAACGGCGGACCCGGACCTTGAGCGGATGAGGGTAGCCGTCCGAGACGGGTTGACTCAATTCGACGCGCAAACCCTCCGGACGGATGAGGTTACGCGGCTCCAGACGGCGCAAGAGGCGGACTCTATCCTTTCCGCCATGGCGTCCGCCTTTCCGGGGAGGTCGTAACGTGGACGCTCTTAAGCGTGTTTCCGCCGCTCGTACGGCTATGCTACTTGAAGACGCTCTCTCTTTTTTCGGGACGCTCTCCCTCCGTCTCAAGCTCAAGCCGGATGACTCCGCCGCAACCGCGTGGACGGATGGCGCGTCTATCGGTTTCAACCCTCAGTTTATTGACGGACTGACTCAACCCGAGGTCCTCGGGACCGTGGCACATGAGGTCCTCCACTGTAGCAACGCGCACCCGTGGCGGAGGGACGGACGGGACCCGCGCCGGTGGAACGAGGCTTGTGACTATGCTATAAATGGCGTACTGCTGGCGGCGGGTTTCACTCTCCCCGAGGGTTGCCTACATAATCCCGAGTGGGACGGAAAGGCGGCGGAGTGGGTTTACGATAGATTGACTCCGCCGCCGCCTGAGGACTCCGAGGGAGAGCCTGAGGACGGAGACGGGTCCGAGGACGGGTCCGAGGACTCGGACGGCTCAGAGTCCGGCTCTGAGCCTGAGGACGGGACCGAGGACGGAGACGGGTCCGGAGACGCGGACGGAGACGCGGACGCGGACCCGGTGCCCGGAGAGGTCCGAGACGCGCCAGAGGATGAGGGAGAGCCAACAGAGGCGGAGTGGAAGCAAGCAACGCGGGAAGCGGCTACGATAGCGGCGGGTAGCATGGAGGGAGACTTGGAACGCCACGTTGAGAGAGCAACCGAGACGCGGGTTGACTGGCGGAGTGTGTTACGGCGGTTTATCTCGGAGACGGTCACGGCGGATTATACGTGGACCCGTCCCAACTCCCGGTATGTAGCGGCGGGTATGTTTCTCCCGTCTCTACACTCCGAGGCTATGCCGCCTATCGTTATTGCGATCGACACGAGTGGCTCGATTGACAAGGTCGCCCTGGCTCAGTTTGCGGCTGAATTGGACGCGGTTGTATCGGAAGCTCAACCGAACCGCGTACACGTTATATCCTGCGATACGGCGGTGAGGTCCTGTGATACTTTCGAGCAAGGGGAGCCGCTCGATATGACTCCAAAGGGCGGCGGCGGGACTGACTTTCGGCCTGTATTCGACGCGGTTGAGGACCTCGACGAGCCGCCATGTTGCGTTATCTATTTGACGGACCTATACGGACCTTTCCCCGAGGTTGAGCCTGAGGTGCCCGTACTGTGGGCCTGTACGTCCCGGGAGGTTGCACCCTTTGGGGAGACCGTCCGGCTTGAGTCCTGACAACCCGCCGCCGCCTGAGGTCCTCGGGCGGCGGCTCAACTATGTGCTGAGGGAGACGCCATGCGCGTATTAAGAGACTGGCTCGGGTGGCTGTGTTGTGAGTCCGCTTTTGCGTTGTTTGACCGAGGACGGGAGAGGGTAGGCAATCCGCTCTACCGGCTCGGTTGCTGGCTCTACGCATAGCGCCAACAGTACCGCGACAGTAACGCATAGAGGGAGGTAGGATGGCGGACTATATACGGCTCGGCTCAGATACAGAGGCGGAGGACGTGGCGCGGCTACGGTCCCGGCTTAACGGGGAGGTTGTCTTTGTGGTCGAGACCGTCCGGGGAGAGTACTTCGCCGTCTCGGGTCCGGAGACGGACGGACTGGCGGGAGCCTACTATATCCTCGGGCAATACAGGAACGGGTCCCGCCAAGGTCCCAGAGGTCCCAAGGTTTGGGTTGATACGTTATAGTGAGAGGGGTATATATATGAAATTGGCAACGTACGAAAGTCTCGGAGAGGCGGAAAAGGCGGCTCGGCTACGGTCAAACCTAGACCGAAACATACTGATATACGTTTGTGAGTGGTCAACCTCCGCGTCGATATGGCAAAAGGGGAGGATGTTTACCGCTTGCCAGAGAAAGGAAACAAAGGGGGTACCGGGGACCTTTCTGACATTGACGGCATACCAAGCGGGGGAGTGGACGCTCCGGCAGATCCCCACTCAGTGGAGTACGATTGCGAGACCGGGGAGCTTTTGCGGGACGGGCATAGTGGAGGCCAGGTAATAAGGGACGGAAAGATAGGCGAGTCCATTGGACAAAAGGTATCATCCTAACGCATATTAGCACCTATACAGGAAAGGAGGAAAGGTGGACGGGCTGACTCGTGAGGAGAGGTTGACAGTAAACGACCCGAGGATATGCGCGGCTTGTGGCACAAGAGGCCATCGCATATCAACACGTCGAGAGGTGAATGGGGTACACCGGAGAAGGGAGTGCATTAACCCCGAGTGCCGCTGGCGTTGGACTACGATTGAGCTTGACCTTGATAGGGTCAAGGCTGTAGTGGCGCTGGAGAAGGCTTTTACAGAGGTATCTGAGGCTCTGGTGGAAAAGAGTCCGCTGGGGATGAAGTTTAGGGACACGCTCAAAGCCAAGAGAGAGGATAGCAATGCAGTGGAAACGCCAGCCGAGTGACGGAGAAGAAGGGGCCTCCGAGGAAAAGGTTCCGGAGGAGGAACTAAGGCCGGAAACCCATGTACCCTCAATGGCTCCTGAGGTAGTGGTAGAAAACCTTGCCGTGCCTATCGTCGTCCTCACCACAAGGGACTATTACATACTCGCCGCTATGCAGGGAGTGCTTGCCACGAAAGCGAACCTCTCACCCGAGGAACTGAGAACACGTTGTGAGAAGATCGCAGACGAGTTTCTAGGATGAGTGAACGCCCGAGTGCTGACCCTGAGTGCATGTTGTGCGCTGGAACAGGGAGGCTGGAACCACAGCAGTCGAGAGGGATAGCGAAGGAAGGGCCGTGCCTGTGTGTCGCCGTAGCCGAGCAAGAACGGCAGAGGCTGGCAGATAGGGATATGTGGAAAGCTCTTGTCAAAGAGGCCGTGCTTGAGGCTTTCCACGAAGTCGCAGGCGAAAGCAGTAACTCTCAGTGAGATAAAACGGAGGGGGGAGTGACGTTTCGCAGCGTAGAAGATGGGACCCGATATTCTGGCCGGTTTTCTACAACCCTAACTCGCGTATATTCAGTCGTTTGGCCTATTTGATTATCGCCAAACTGCGCGGAGAATAGCAACATAGGAACCAGAGGGAGGTACGTTGTGACGTTGAAACGTCTTGTGGTATTAACGGATGCCGAGATAA